CCCCGCAGCCACCGCCGCCGGAGATTTGAGCTTTCTACCGCAGCGTGCGCACGTTATGAGTCCCACTATTTACACATCCTTTCTATCCTGTTATGGTTTTCTCTGACTGCCGCGCGAAATGAATACTCCTCAATTCTGCCTTTTCTCGCCTTGAGCTTCTTGCAGTTATTTTGGAAACAGCATACTTTATGTATTCTGCACAAACGGCAGATGTCCGCCGCGGTCATAGGGTGGGCTCCGGCGGATGTCATTCCACCCACATCCTTTGTGGCAGATTGGCAATCAAATCGTCAAATTGCTTGCCATTTTTACCGGTCAAGTCGCCATAAATCTGATTAATTTTTTCATTCTTTTGCGCCAGCAATGCACCTTTTTCGTCCAGTTCCTGCACGATTGAGGTTAGGCAGTCGTGAGCGGCTTTGAGGTCAAAAAACGATACCAAAGTGACTAGTACCATCCGAAAATTTTTGATTAAGTCGGCCTTTGTCATGCGTTCCAACCGCTTTTTAGCCTCCTCGACTGCCCAATCCTCCTCGCGATTTAGCATGCCAAAGTAGTCCTCTTCGGCAGCATTAAACCCCAAAACTTTCTGCGTCTGCCCCAGGAGAGCAACGGTCATATCGTCCCAGTTGTCTCTGGCGTTCGACTCTTCTAGCGCTTCCAACAGCACGTAAGCACCGTCTGACAGGTCGTCGAACAGTTCTTTGTATTCCTGATAATAACCATCGTCCCCGCCATCATAACCGTACATATCACCGTTTTCCCCGATTTCGTACAGCCAGTTGGTAATTGAGCCATAGTCTAACTTTTCCAGCATGGATTTTTTCCAAACCGGCCGTTCTGACTGTTTCATCCCTTTTCACCTGCTTCCGGCGGGCGGCGGTAAACTGCGCTATCTCCGTTAGTAATTGACGTTTCATAAATTGTACCGTCAACACCTGCCAGACTAATCGTTTCGCGGAACTGCGGCTCTACCCTGTACCAACCATTAGGGCATAATACGTCTTTTGACTCTACCCATACCCACTGACCTATCATCTGCCGCAGCTCGTCCACCGTCAGCGGCTCATTCGGCTGCTGGACACGGCGGTTCCACTCAAGAATAACTTGTCCTCTCGATAACTTAGCACCTGTCATGACCCCACAACTCCGGCACTCGACAAATACTTCGTTGCCCTGTGGGTATCCGATTATTCTTGCTTCCCCGCCGCAGAACGGACACGGCTTCAATTTTTCAGGCATCATTATTCCTCCTATTTTATTTCGCTGTAAATTGTGATACCGAGCTTTTCCCCTAACCAGTCCAGACCATCACGAGTAAGCCAGCAGCAGCCTTTTCCATCATCTGTTGCATACCCAGCAGCTATTAAGACTTCCCAAGCTTCATCCAGCTTTTCTCCACAGTCAAAGTAGTTGCGATATGGCTTGTAAAACGCTTTGCCGTGCCGATGATAAGGCTTCTTATAATCAAGCCCGATGCAGTGCTTTGCAAGTTCAATGTACTCATTTTCAGGCATTGGTTTCACCTGCTTTCGGCGGTTCTGGGAGGGGCATCCAATAGCGACTGGCATTTAGCCACATAGGCGTAATTTCGTCAACTTCATCAAAATGCCACCGATTATCTTCATGCAAATTTCCAATCCATTCGCACCCATTTTGGTCGCAAATCAATACATTACTGTATTGTTCTGGCAGCCTGTCATTAACACTAATCCAGTGAGGTATCTTTTCAGCCAGCCGGGTATTTTCGGCAAGCGCGGCTTTAAACTTGTCCTTGTATCCGTTACACTTGGAAACGAGGGATTCCAACACGTCGGCGGCTTCAATCATAAGTGCACAATCTCCATTGTAGGGACCGCAATCACGTTCGCAGCCATCACATCCTTTCCAATGTTGCCGCAGTGTCTTAACCAGTTCTTCTACGGTCAACTGCGGTTTGTTTGCCTCACTCCTATCCTGACTTTCTTCAAGCGTTATGCTGCTCATGCTTTGCCTCCCCGGCTTTTATCTTGCGGTCATAGTAATCGTCTACTGCCGCCGCCACTGCCAGTGCAATCAGTGCTGGGGCAAGAATCGTAAGTACCTCAATCATTTTCCATTCCTCCTATTCCAAATTTGACGTGCCAGATAGAGCGGAGCGATAATCGTAAATGCAACCCCAATCCAGAAAAATACGGTCTGGTCAAGTGTCATTATCCTGCCTCCTGAGCGTCAACATCGTGCATGGCGTGAAACACATCTGACAATTCTTTTAGGGATGAATACTTGTCCTCAAACGCCCGCATATCACGCTTGGCATTGTCCAGCATTTCTTCCTTGTACTCTTTGACTTTGAGCACCGTCATTAACGGCTTATAGTCTCCGCTTACATTGACAAATGCCCTCACTGCGTTGGTACTGTGGCATTTTTCGTTTTCGTTCTGCTCAACGTGTACTGTAACCAGTGAGCCAACCATTCTCCGTGCCTGATGCTCGCGCCACCGTTCTGCCGCCGTCTTGTCGTCCCACTCAAAACAGGGATGCAATACAGCATCTTCTGGCTTACTTGCGGCAACAACATTTTTTGCTGTTACCCCGCTCTCGTTTCCGATTCTTTCGAGTTCTTCGCCTGCCAACTGAGCATCAACAGGGTACAATTTCTCCATCTTCCACTGATAAACCATGTGTGGACCTCCTTTGTTTTTATTTAGGTATTTCCATGCCTGCCAAACCGTACCGGGCCATGCCTCGCCTAGCCAAACCATACCTCGCCAAACCCAGCCTGCCATACCCGGTCGTACCGCACCAGACCCTAACCCGCCATACCCAAACTAGCCATACCTGCCGTGCCGCTCCATGCCCAAACCCAGCACACCCAGACAAGCCATGCCTGCCTCACCGCGCCACGCACTGCCGCGACGCACCTTGCCTTACCTTGCCTGCCAAACCATGCCGCGCCGTACCTAGCCGCGCCTCGCCAAACCTCGCTGCGCCACGCCTAGCCTGGCCTCGCCTGCCATACCATGCCAAACACAACCTCGCAGCACCGTGCCCCGACAAGCCCCGCCTGCCGAGTTTTATGTATTACTCAACGTGGTATGCTCCGTTTATGCCGCCTTTTTCGGCTCTCCACTCACCAATCCCGCACGCAAATCCTCCGAGGCTGAACAAGTTAACGACCTGCTCCGCTGTGATAGTACCTGCGTTATACTTCACTTCGAGTTCAGCCCACCATTTCTTGAACTCTCCGCGGTACCGAATGTCGGCTGCGCCCATTCCAACTCTTACCATATCCTCTCTGATGTCGGGGACTCCATGGATTTCGGTGAGTTCCGTGTCAATATGGAACGCGCCATTGAGAGAAACCTTGTTTTTCGAAACGCCGGAGCGGAAGCCCGCTGCAACCGCAGATGCTTTGAATGCACACGTCGGGAATCCAAACCGCGCGCCTTTTTTAATTGCCGTTTCAAACGCTGCCTGTTTGTCCTCCTCTGTCTTGCACTTAGTCAGGTCAGGTTCGCCCTCCATCCAATAGACGGAATGGATGAAGTCTGCAATCGGGGACTTAATATCGTGGCCTTTGTTCTTGGCTTTGCCCATTTCTTTGTCGAGAATCATCTGCTTGGCCTTTTCGTCCCATTTGTGCATGATAAGCGGGGTGTCACCAACAATCTTGATTTTCATCTTGCGGATATCGATTGCCGGAATAACGATTTCTTCTGTAGCTGTCTTTTTTACTGCCATAATCTACACACTCCTAAAAATTGAT